ATGAGGGCTACTGGATCTCTTTCATTTTCACACAAGAGCCTCAACGTCTTGCGTTCCAGTAGCCCTCACCATTATTTAAAAACAATCCCATGCCTGCGCGCCGTGCGAGATACGTTCTTCACCGTCATGTCCAGCTTGAATGCAATCTCGGTTTTACTGGCGCCCAACTCTGCGAGTGCGCGTAGCTGAATAGACTTCTCATGCTTGGGCCTGCCCCGATTGCCGTTGTGCCAGCCGTTGTCAGGCTTAAATCCATAGTTGGAACTGCGACCGCCAAGACTCTTCTTAAACAACTTGTTCTCAGCCGCAGCCATAGCAATGTACTCTTCAGATAAACTCATGACTCTCCCTTGTCCTCGTCCCATGGCTCGTCAGCTAAACTCACCTTTACATCTTGGCGGTAGCGCATCGAACAAGACTGCTTGTTTCTCATATTCTCCTTGCGCTGCTGATCGTCCGACTTCTTTCCCACTGGCTTATTCTTGTTAACCGCCACCATGTTCTAGTAATCCCCCTGATAATAAACATTCCTGTCCCATGGATCGAACAAAATCCAATCCGCAGCTAAATCAAACTTCTTAGCGTACTCCTCCCTCTCTGTGTGGTGACGGTAGCGGGGGTCAGGATCTTCAATCAAATCACCGCCCCCAGCAACGTACCCGCGAATTTTGGCCGCAATATCCCGCAACATCTCGGGGGATAAATCAACCCTCATAGGGTTGTTGTTGTACTCGTCAGGCGATGTGTGTGTACTGTTGATGTAGTCATGCAAATCCCAGTGCTTGCGCCAGTACTGGATCTCCAACACAACAGTCTTGATAGGCCAGCATACCTCTGCGCGTGACACCCCCCCGTGTTCATTCCGAACATAAACGGCCTCCGTTGGCCGCTCCATCGGGATGAAATTGTCCTTAACATTACTCAGCGTAGTGTTGTTACGCTCCGCAATTAAATATGCATCTAGTCCCATGTTTATCCCCAATCTTTCTGATCGCCGTAATCTTCAGCCTCAAGATAGCCCTCGTTGTATGCCGCAATCTCAGACGCATTCATCTGAGCCGCAACGGTCTTAAGACCGTGACCCGTACCCTGCGCCCAGTAATGCGGCACCGGTGGACGGTGATAATAATAATCCGCGCCACCTCTATCCCTAGGACCGCCATGGCCCGTCATTACTTCATCCATTACTTATCTCCTTCTTTCTTTCGTTGAAATAAATTGGTGTCTTTGTGTCGTTGTGTCCCCCCTCCTCTATCCATTCCGTGTTTACGAGGAGTTATTTTAAAAGTCGGTTTGGGTATATTAATCCCCTTCGCCGCCGCTCTTCTGTGATTACGATTGAGCTTGATCATGCTCTCTCTCCCCCCATGTTTCGTTGTCAAACAGATCGTCAGAACTGCGTGCAATGCGAACCAAAGCAGCCTTGGTAGGATGCGAATAATCATAAGGACAATCCCGAACCGCCAGCCATGCTGCGTTATTCAGTGTCTTCATTTGATCTTTGTATTTGTTCATGCTCTCTCTCCTACTACTCTTGTTAACTCAGGATGATTGGCCGACAGTACAGCATTGGCAAAACCCCGCGGGGTCGCGCTCCGTATGTCCTTGGTCCGCTGGCTCTTGCCACCTAACTTCATCATCGCCGTGCTGTAACCATTGCCGTGATAACCCTCGAAATCAACGGCCACCTTGGTCGGCATCACAAACCCGCCGCCCGTCCACAAACAAGTCTTCTTCTTATATGCATCTCTCGCCGCAATGTACTCAGGCCAGCGAGGGTGCGTGGCCTCGCTGTAAGGAATGTATCCCCCGTACTCATAGGGATGGAAGCTGTGGTCAGACTTGCGCCACTTGGTAGCCAATACACTGACAGGGTTCTCCACAAAGTATGGAACGCCTATGTCCTCAAACAACTCCCCGCACCACCGCGCATAACTAACAGCCTTGCTCTGGAAATCAGGGTCAACCTCGGCCTTGCGCTTGAAATGCGCCGCCCCAGATACAGCCATGTCTGTGCAGACAGGAAACGCCATGCCAAACACTACGTTCTGATGCTCAAACAAACGATACAAATTAGAATGGTTGTGCAAATCTATATGGCGGTACTCAATCGAGCCGTCCATATGCTGCTGAGAATATTCCTTGGTGATTTCATGCGGGTCATGCTGGATGTCATACGCATAGCACTCGTAGCCAGCATCAGCCCATGGCTTCAACGCCTCGCCAGTGAAGTCATACAAACTTAAAACAACGCCCTTGCTCATCACAAATCCCCCTTGATAATATTGTTGTGCGCCAGAATGTGCTCAATATCCTCAACACATTCTTCAAACTGTTGCTGACCTAACTTAGTGTAACGAAGGTCTCCGTTTTCTTCCTGATAAATCAGAAGATCGTCAGGGGTCGGAGCGTTAGCATTAAGGTACGTCATCATTAACTCTGCCAATTCAGCATACAACTCAACGTACTGCTCAGGCTCTAATTTAATAATCGCCATCGTCCATAGCCTCCCATAATTTAATGTATGCATTCAAGAAATTGCGCTGAGAATGAGTCAGAGTGGCCGAATCTTCCAATGCCAAATCCATGGCATCGCCAACATAATCAGCAAAGCCGTTCTCGTTAATCCACCGATCATATACAGCAACCAGCAAAGCACGAACCCCCGCCATATTGCGGGGATCAATAGGGGTGAAATCAAAGCGAGGCATCAGTTCGCCCTCCAAATATCAAGAGCCGCCGCTTCAGGCATGTCGTTTAAAATACGCCGGCCATTCTTCCACGAACCGTCAGTCACAGTCGGGTGGTACTTGGTCTGGTAAATGCCGTCCTTGCCCTCCATCTGAAACAACACATGGCTCTTTAACTTGCGGTTCAAATCACGCCGCGCCAACCAAGACTCAACCTCCATGTTGCACCACAGTTCCAAACCCATGGGCAAACCCTCATCAAACAACTCACACGGCTCAAGATTAGGCATCGCCTCACAATGAGCCTCAACCTCTTTTAACTTACGGTAAAAAGGCATCGCACCCTCAGTGGTGTTTAACTTAAACTTTGAATGAGGGCGGAAGTCAGTAGAGCCGCCGTGACCCTGACTGCTGACCTCAGCAAACACCTTGCCATCAACGTACAAATTAGCAGTAAAGCACAATGTCTCCTCAGACATCCACTCAGTGTACTTGATCGATTTCAATTGTAATTCCATAGTTCTTCACTCCTTCTAGTCTGGTTAACTTGTTCTACACTTGTGACGTTACACGCACCACGGCCACATGTCAAAATGTTTCTTGGTTACACTATAGGAGGTAGCTGGAGGTTTTAAAACTTTTTGAAATGAAAACTATTGGGTTTTGGTGTGACCACCGTGACCACCCCACAATGATACACGATTTTATTATACCATAACAATGGGTTAACAGTTTTTAGCTTGGTCACGGCATACTAAATAGAGGTGTGACCAAAGTGTGACCAGTGTGACCACTTACCCAGTTACCTAGTACTGCCCTCACCTAGATTTTTAGGTCCAACCCGTTCGGATTCCTGTGGGAATATACTATATAGAAACTTGTTGTAACGCGCAGCGGTCTCTATACTCCCTGTAAACGTTGAGGATTATGCAATGGCATCGCTGAAAAAGAAGATCGAGGCAGCGCACGATAGAACCCTGACACCTAGGCAAATGACGTTCGGGCGTCATGTTGTGGAAGGCATCTACTCTAACGCTGAAGCCGCTAGAAAAGCAGGGTACTCTAAAGATGTGGCAAACGTTACCGCCTCAAAACTGCTGAACGGGCGCGACTATCCCCATGTGCTTGAGTACATCCAAGAGATGCGCGACGAACGAGAACGCCGCTATGGGGTCACCACCATCGGGCAACTGCAACGCCTACACCAGCTATCTGAGGGGGCTGAGGAATCGGGGCAGTTCTCTGCCGCTATTAATGCTGAAAAGATTCGGTCTGCCCTAGGCGGTCTGACTGTGGACAGGCGAGAACAAACTCACACCATAGATCAGATGTCCCGCGATGAAATAGTCGGGCGTCTGACCGACCTGCAAAAGAAATTCCCACAGGCATTTGTGATCGATGCTGAGTTCAAGGATGTGACCGATGTCGAAGGGACCAGAGGCGAACTTTTGGAACACGATAAGACAGAACTTGCCGCCAAAGACAGCGGCAACAAGAATTGAGAACGTACATGGGGGCGGTGTTCCTGATGTGCATATGGTCTGGGACGGACTGCCACTCTGGTTAGAGTTGAAGGTAGCGAAGTCTAATGCAATCGGCCTCCGATCTCATCAGGTCGCGTGGCATATGCAATATTGGTCACGAGGTGGTGCGTGTTTCTTCTTGGTGAAGAGCCTCTCGACCAAGGAACTACATTTGTTTGACGGGGATCAGGGGCCGTGCCTCATGGAACAGGGCCTGCGATGCGGCACTGGTCATGTGTACGCGAACCCTGCGGCTTTGTTCGCGGCCCTGCGCCCTCGCTTGCTCTCTCATTATGCGAATGTCTGCGCCCCTGCGCCCTAGTTTCTGCGCCCCTGCGCCGAGGTGGACGGCCAACGGGTCTGCGCCCCTGCTAGGCGGTTAACATTTAGGGTATGTTTGTTAACTTCTCCGGATCCCTGCGCCCTGCGCCCCTGATCGAGGTGGCCGAAAAATCTGCGCCCTGCGCCCTGCGCCCTCGCTCTAATGTGTGTGTAAAAAAATAGGAGCGGCGCCAAGGTAATCCCCAGCGCCGCCCTATGTGTCTTTATAAATCCCCCGACCGTACAAAATGCCAATCACCATGATAGCAGAATACGTCATAGCGCCCTTGTTGTAGTGTCGCAGCGAATGGGCTGCGCCCTTGGTCCTCATAGATTACTTTGTTCATTTCTGTCTGGTAAGGATCATAGCAATCAGACCAGCAAATCCGCGCTTGTCTGGGCCCGACTATCAGACGCTTGACGAATGCATTGCTTCTTGAATGCATCAACTCTGCGTCCTCTGATGTCTCGATGTCTTTAGGATCTAGATATATGTAAACGTCAAAGCCCCCGTCTGAGCCTATGTCGTTTGCCAAGGTGAAAATTGTGTCCCCTGCCTCAATGGCAAGGGACGCGATATCGCAAGAGATCTCCGCGCTAATCATGACGGGAACCGCGCTTGCATCATTTTGCCAATGAGCCGGGCTTGCTTCATGACATCCATTTTTGGATGCCTCATTTCAACGATGCTCCGGCACTTGTTCCAATATGTGTCCTGAGTCCAGAAGTCTGGGTTCGCGTTGACCTCTTTCTCTATTTGGTCTGCTAAATTCTGTGCGGCTTGATTGTCCATTTTGTTTTCCTATTGCTAGTGCGGGGACACAATGTCCCCGCGTTGATTGTGTCATTAGTGCTGTACAATGGCAATTGATTTCGAGGACTTGATAGATGTCCCGCCGCATAACTTACATGCATTGCATTGAACGCGCCGGCCGGCCTCTTTACTTGCGGGACATAGGATCTCTTTACCCTTCACTAGGTCGCCAATATCGGTGATCACTCTGAATGTGCGTGCGCCATTGTTCCAATGTGCAACCGCCTGCGCTTCAGTATCTGCGCTTTGCATTGCGATATCGGGACGGAATCCAGACTGATGCGAGTATGCAAGGTGCGACTCGCAACCAGTTAACAATTGATCCCAAACCCAAGACGGGACGGCGGCGGGATCCCCATATGTTCCGATGCGAACAACACGGCCGGCACCTAGTGCTGTACGGTCTGCGCGATTGTTCGCCATGGGATACACGCCTCGCATGTATGACTTGTACACGATAGTGGGGCCCTGACCTAGGTTAACATAACAGTCACGCTTGACCGCTTGCTTGCGTACCGGATCCGTTGTTGGTGTCCCTCTGAATTTGCAGTCTCCGCATATGCTAAAATCTTCGCCGCTCTTACTAGCTTCTAGAGGTGAGATGTCTGCGCGTATGATATAGGTTTGTAACACCTTGCCCGTCTTTGTATTGCGGTCGCTATAGGTCGCAATCGCTACTATGGGCTTGCCATCCAATAGGCTTTGCCCCTTGTATATGACTCCGGATTTCATTGTCTGTCCTTCCTGCTTCTAGTCTACTCGATTACTCTACATCGGCCGCGCTAACATCACAAGTATTTTGTTCGCTGTTTCACCGGCCGCATCGCCGGCCGCATCGCGCCAGGCCTGCGCCCCTGCTAGCCTATATATATT